TTTGAACCCGGCGGTGTTCAGCGGGTTCTTAAGCGCTATCAGGCAGTAGCCCTCCGCCGTATCGCCCACCCACACGATGTTTGTCAGATAGTCGGTCTTTTTGATGCTCGTTCGCGCTTTGACCGTCGATACCTTTCCGCTCACGGTCTTGTCCGCGCACATCAGCAGCATTTTTGCGTTTTCGGGCGTAACTTCGATCAGCGTCCCCGTCATCTTAACGGGCATTTCATCCAGCACGGACGAGCCTACCCACGGCCCTCGCTTTCCGTCCGCTTCAATCTCGCGCATTGTCGGCGTGCAGTCGAATGTGCCGCCGCCGCGCGTTGCGCCAAACACATGGCTGTCCGCTTCCAGCAGCGCAAGAATAGCCGTTTCAAGCGCGTCCGCGCTCGTATAGCTCGCATAGTCGAAATTGTACAGCAGAACGCCCGCGTTCAACTGTAAATTGTCGTATGTCTTTTGCCTGAGGCCTGTAATCATCTTTTTCAGTATCCCCTTTCATACGCGCGAATGTAGTAAGACACCCGCGCGCCGATCACGCTGTTGTCCGTTGGGTCGTCATAGTAGCTCATGAATTCCGTGTCGTTCCTGTAAAGCACGAGATACCCGGAACCCGTACTGACGCGCGCGCCCTGCGGCGGGATCGCTTCCGAAACCGCGTCCAGATACGCCGCGCGCGCCGCGTTCGCGCTGTCTCCGCTCGAAGCCTTGAACCACGCGACGGCGGTTATCGGAGTCGCGTTGAACGCGTCCCCGACGGCTATCTGAATCGCCACGTAGGGGTACGCCGCGCCGTCCGGCGCTTTCCCTGCCAGATATACGGGGATGCCAAGCGCGGCCCAGAACGCGACAAGCGCTTTGTTCAGTCCCGTCACTCGATCACCTCCGCCGTCACCTGCGCAAAGCTGATCCCGGCTTTTATCGGCGTTCTCATGTCGGAGGAATCGCTCGTTACACGGTATTCCTTCCCGTCTGAAACGCGCTTCAGCACGTCTCCGCGCTTAAAGTCGATCGTTCTGTCGTGCAGGATCGTGTACGCCTTGTTTAACGCCTTTCCAGCGCCTACGTTCGTTTCCGCGCTCCCGGTCGAGCAAATGGACGCGCTGATCGTCTGCCCGTCTGAGCGCGTTTTAGAGGTCCCGCCGTAGCCGTCCGCGACGCTTGCCTTTATGCGCACAATAAACGCTTCCGCGAAGTCTGACAGCATCAGAGCGGCACCTCCTTAAACATGCGCCGCCGGTACGGGGCGATTTCGCGCGCGTATTTCTCCTGCCAGCGCACCGGGCCATTTGCGCCCTGCGCATAGGAAACGCTGTACGTGCCGAAGCTCTCGGACGCGACCTCTTTTCCGCTTCCGTTTTCTTCGTTCCATGCGTCGATCTTTCGCGCCAGCGCCGAAAAGGACGCGGGCACGGCCAGAAGATAAACCGTGCCCGTGAATGTTTCCTGCGTGAATTGGGCGTCCTCGCCGTTTTCCGTTTCGAACGCTCCGCCTGCGCGCGCCCTGTATACGCCGTCATTAACCGCGCTTCCGGTGAGCGCGATATACTGCCCTGGCAGCGCTCCGGGCGCGGGTGAAAGCGTGTTCCCGGACGCTGTGTATTCGCCGGTTTCCGCGCTTCGCATGAAGAATTCTCGCGTTTCGCGCATCAGGTCAAGCAGCATATCGCGTCACCCTTTCTTTTAGCCCAGCACGCGCACGGCCATTTCGGGATACATGGTCTTGTATCCGTACAGCACGTCCATGCTGATCTTCTCTTTCTTGTACTGCATATCGTATCCGCGCACGACGCGCAGCGAAATGCCGTTGTAACTGGTCGTGTAGCTCTCAACGCCGGCAGGCGCGGCCAGCGGGCGGGTGACAAATGCGAAGGCGTTCTCGTGGAACACAAGATTCTGCGTACCGCCGGGGATAATGGTCACCGCCGCATTCTGGGCGACGGTAATCTCCTCGTTGATCTTGACGGAAACCTCCTCGGAGTCGGCGGAAGCATCCGCAGTGACGACATAGCGCTTAGTGCCAATGCAGACAATATCGCCGATCTTCACGGAGCCGGACAGAGTGGCGGAGGCGGTAGCGTTGGAAATCAAGATAAAAGTATCCGCCGCCGTAGTGACAGCAGTCTTGACCTTGACGCCGGACGCGTTGGTGCCGCCAGCAGTCAGCCCGGTGCTCGTAGAGGTTTTCACGCCCTGCGCCATGTAGTTGTCAATGCCAAAGATATTACCGATGGAACCGGCCCGCAGGGCTTCGGTCGCGCCAGACTTCTCGGCGTTGACGATATCGCCCAGTTGCCGGAATGCAGCCATGGCCGTGGGGTCCCAAATGCCACGACGCATCGCAGTCGGCACCTTATGCTCGTCCAAAAGCTTTGCGGCATTGGCAAAGGCTGCCAGGCTGTTCGGCGTAACCCCGGCAGTGCCGGTGTAGTAAGGGATGTCCTTATACAGGGCCAGACCGTCGCTATTGATCTTCTCCGCCAGCGCAATGGCCGCAGGCTCGATGAACAGGCGGTTCAGGTCGTCCACATCCGTGGCGCGGGAAATCGCGCCAAACTCCGCGTCCACGGTGGCCAGTTTATCCAAGGTAACCTCCACAGAGGTCTCTTTCACGTCCTGCGCAGAGGTGCCAGTGGACGCATTAAACTCGCTGGCGGTCAGTGTCACAGGCTTACGCACCTGTACCGTCGCGCCCTTGCCGACCTCGTAAGCGTTGGAATAGTCGCGGTAGATCAGGTTCGGAAAAACAAGGTTTTCAATCAGGCGGGGCAGCGCGAGCCGCGCAATATTTTTGATCGAGAGAAACTCATTCGCCATAGATCATTATCCTTTCTTTTTCGCGGCCTCATAGGTCGCCTTGTAGTAGTCCGCATCGGACATCATCCCGTAATCCGTTCCGCCTCCTGCGGGCGGAGTCGCGGGCGGAACGCCCTCCGCGCCGGTTGTGCCGAAGAAGTCAGGGAAGTCAGCTTTCAGCGTCTTAATCGCCGCGTCCGCGTTTTCGAGCTTCCCGTCTTTTACGGTCAGCGCGGAAACGTCTGCGGATTTGAGCAGCGCCTTCATGCAGCTTTCGCGAGACACCCCGGCGCTTTTCAGCGCGTCGGTCAGCAACGCGCTCTTTTGCGCGGCGGTCTTTTCGTTTTCCGCGCTCGTTTTGAACGTCTCGAACGCGGCGTGCTCGTCCTTGTACTTCTTCTCCCAGTTTCCGGCGGTCTGCGCGTTGTCCTCGGCGGTCTGCGCTTTGGTCGTCAGTTCGTCGATTGCGTCCAACTTGGCCTTGTAGCGGGCCTTGTCCACGTACTCGTTTCCGACCGTCTGCTTGATAGCCGTTACCAGCGCGGCGATAGCCGTCTGCGGAATGCTTCCGTCCTCGGCTGCGTGCTTGGAGACAAGTTCGTTAAAATCGGTGTTAGGCATTTGGTGTTACCATCCTTTCGCTGTTACGGGTGCTACCCTAAAATGGCGCGTTTGTGTTGTATGTCAAGCGCCCGAATGGGGGCGCGGGGCATCAGAAACCATTTTTTAACTGGTTCATTCCTTCGCTCTTGATCTCGTTCATGCGCGCGTTGATCGCGTCTGTCACATAGTGCCGCGCCTTCATTCGCGTCGTCCCTTCGTGCACGTATGGCGCGTATTCAAGGCTGTTCCCGACCCTGACAAGCTCTTCGTCCGGCTTCGCGTCGTAGTGCACGTCTCGCATCAGGTCGCCGGTTATTCGGATCGGCTTTCCGTATCCGCTCTGCATGTTGTCGAGGATGACCTCCTGCGCCTTTGCGCCCATTGCCGTCAGCGCGGCGAGCGCGTTTTGCCCCATGTGGATGACAACGCCGGACGAGTTGTTTTGCAGCTTTACGGCCATTTATGCGGCCTCCTATTTCTTTTTGACGCGCGGTATCATTACGCACCGGCAATTGATCGTTTCAGACGCGGGCGCGCCCATGGACGTATCTCCCGGATACATGAGTTTGTACCCGCCTACCGTAAACGGTTCTCCCGTCTGCACGATCTGCCCATTCGCGGCGGCGTGCGTGTCGCGCTCTTTTCCGTCCATGTTGGTAGACCATTCGCGTTCCATTTTGATCCCCATTTTTTCAGCTTCTTCGACCGCCATCTGCCGCGCCTGGCTCTGTATGCGCGTGCGCTCCGTCTGCGCCACGCGCCGCGCCTGTTTGATGCTCTGCCCGGTAATCAAGCGGATTCGGTTCAGGATTTTCCGCTGATCCTCGCCCAGCATCGCGGCTTGCATCATCTGATCCTGTAATTTTCTCCGTATCGCGAGGTCGTTTCCCAAATGCTTATAAGCGATCTTTGAAAACGGCGGCTCCGTATCGCTTAGGATGACCTCGATCTGGCGATTGTCGTATTCGGCAAAATTGACCTGAATATTCTTTCCGATGATTCTGCGCGTGTAATCTCTGTTCGTCTTGTATATCTGCGCCATGGCGGACTTTATGTCTTTTGTGATCTTTCCGCCCGCATTCGCGTAATCTCCCGCAATATTTTGAACGACCTGCTGCGACCTAAGAAGCTGATTAACCTTTGTTTTTCGGATCTGTCCTATCTGCGCCTCCGTCATGCCCTGCGCGCGCAGCTTATCAAGGTTCGCGTCCAAGTCTTTGACCGCCTGAAAGAACTTCTTGTTGTTCTCGATGGCGGTTTTCAGCGCGTCCCCGTACACCTTAATCATGCGCTTGTTCAGCGCGCCCTCGATGACGTTCCCTGCGGCCACTCCGGCGTCTGTCACGCGCCATCACCGCCCGCCGCCTTGTCGAGCGCCGCCGCGTCTGGAAGCCCGCTCACGCTTTCCGCCTCCGCGTCTTGCAGTATCTTGTCAATCTCGTCCTGCTCGATGTACGGGTTCAGTTCAAGCGCCTTGCGTCGGCTGATGTCCTGCCGCATCTGGTATATGTCCGTCACCGTCTCGGATTTGTTCGCTATCGTCTGCCGCTCAAACCTTATGTCCTCCGTTTTAACGCCGACGAGCGAAAGCATTCGCTGAACGAACTTGAACACGCACGCCTCGAAGGCGTTCGCGTGCATGTCAAGATTTGCCTCCGCCGCCCGGATAGCGACGTTCGTCAGGCTTCCGCCCGTCAGATCGTTTAAGTTGAGCGCCATGAAATCCTCGTAGATTTCTTTTTTGATGATGTCAAGCGCCACCTGACGCGCGGCATACGGCACATCGATTGTGTGTGGCTCCGCTGTGCTCTGCGCGCCGCCGATCCCGTCGTTTTGCGTGTAGGTCGCTTTCAGGCGGTTGATCTCGGCCAGCATTCCGATCACTTGATCCCGCGTGCCGCCGAAATTGTTGATAACCCAATATACTTCATTGGTTCTGTCGAGGTTGTCCGAATAGTCTGACAGGATCACGTCATACGCGTCTATTTTTCTTCGCAGGCTTTCCGTCAGCTCGCTCTTTTTTCTCCTGTTCGCATAAAGCGGCACAATGGGCAAAACGCCGTAATTCTCTCCGTAAACGGCGCTAACACCCAGCCCGTCCCTGCTGATTGTCACCTTGTACGCGCGCTTTGCCTCGTCAAGCGTCACCTCGCCTCCCGTTCCGATTCTGTACAGCGTCACGCCGTCTTCTTCAAACAGGCGCGCATACATGGGCCTGTCGCTTGCGATGCGCCAGAACTGCACGCCCGCTCTGATTTCGCTCGTTCGTTCGTCCAGAAGCGGAACAAATCCGCTGTCCGGCCCGTCCGATGATGCAATCACCTCTACATGGTCGACATTGTAAAACGCGTACGACACGCCATGAACAAGAGAAAGCTCGCCCATTTCCAGCAGCGCGCTGTCAAACCCCGTTCCCAGCGCGTCCTTTTGCGCTTTGTCCTTCAATTGAACGCCGTTGATCAAAAGGTATTGGTTGAGCTGCGTCACCAGACGGCCAAAGAAGGACGACGGTATTTTAGCGCTCTCCACCTCGCAGTTCATCGGCACGCTTTTTCCATCCACATTTGCCGTTCCGCTTATTGACATTTTCTTTCTTCGCATGACGGTCGGGTTGCTTCCGGCGTAATACTCGCCCGCGTCCAGCGCGTGTCTGAACTCCGCCGTCGCGCGATACGCGCTGATCAGCGTCGGGATGAACGCAGTTCTTTCTTCCTCGGTCTTTTTCTCCCAATCCTGATACACATATTCTTTGAACGTTTTTGTTCACCCCTTTATTCAATCAGCGATTCACGCTTTGGCCTGTCCAGCGTCCGGCAGACGCACGCGGCGCTGTCCGGCGCGTCGTCGTGTTCCGCTTCTTCCGTGTAGTCCATGATCTGGGCAACATACGCGGGGTCTGTCCCCTCTAAAAACACAATGTGCGACCACCATTTGCGCAGGTATGTTGATATTTTCAAATACTTGTTCTGCGCCTCCGGGTATGCGTGCGGGGATGTTCCTCGGTTCCTGATCTCCTTGGCAAGGTATCCTTTATCGCCGTTTGTCTCGCACCAGACCGGCGCGCACATCAGTCTCGCGCACTCCGAAAGCGCCGCGTCCAGCACGGTGTCCACGTGCGCGCGCCATAAGCGCCCATACAGATAGATTGTGTCACCGTCGCGCTTTCCGCACGTCAGCGCCGTGTAGTCCTCCCCGCCGTAGGCCGCGTCAATATGCGCGATTCCGTCCCGCAGGAGGGCGGCGTTGTCGGTGTGCCCCGGCTGGATGTCAAACAGGGCGTTTTCGGCGGCGATATGCCGCAGCTCATAGTTGGTCGCGAACAGAGACGGGGACATGCTGGCTTTCAATTCGGCCAGCTTTTCCGGGGTTATGAGGCCGGAGGTGTAGCAGTCGTGCCGCTCCGGCTCGGCCACCAACGTGAATGCGTCCTCCTTGTGCCAAGGCGTGCCGATGAACACAATGCGGCCGTCCCGGGTGACGATGTTCCGCAGCTCCTGTACGACGGCCTTGGTGCGCTCCCGCTCGGCACGGCTGATGCGGTCTTGGAGGTTAACCACGTCGTCGCAGACGATCAGGTTCGCGTGCTTGCCGGTCATGCTGCCGCCGCAGCCGCAGCCCAGCAGCTGCTCGGCCCCTCTGGGGCTGTCGTACACATTCACCGTCAGGCTGTTGGCGGTGGACTTCACCAGCTCCACGTTCGTCCGCAGGAGCAGGGTCGCCATGTAGCGGAAGCCCTCGTTGTCAAACACCTTCTTGGCCTGGGCGATGCTCTCCACGGTGTCCGCGTCGGTTTTGCGCATGAACAGGGCGTTCTCGCCGTGGTGCAGCACGCACCACATGGCCAGCGCCACGGAAAGGCAGGAGGATTTATAGCTCAGGCGGTGGGCCTGCAGCGTATAGTCCGTCGTGCCGTAGAGGATGTGCTGCATCCATTTCCCGTGCAGATCGTCGGTCAGGTCGCGGAAGCCAACCATGCGCCCCACCGCCGCCGGGTGATAACGCCAGATGTTCCAGACTTCTTCCCGGGTCACCGTATCTCACCCTTTGTTTCCTCCAGCAGCTTGTCGAGTTCGGCTTTCGCCTCGTCGGATAGGGTCGTGGTCTTCACATCGATCTGGTCGGGCGGGAGCTCGCCGATCATCTTCAGGCCCAGCTTGTACCATTCCGGGGATTTATCCATATTGAGCACCAGCTTGGCCGCGAGGGTCTTCCGGCGGGTGCTGCCGTCCTTGTTGGGCTCATCCAGCAGGGCTTCCATTTCCTCCGCGATGCCCCGCCGCTCGGCGGACGCTTTCTTTGCGTTTTCCCTCGCGGAACCGTCAGCGGAGCTGAAACGATGGCCTTTCTTCAAATTCGCGAGGCTGTTGGGGTGCTGGCCGCGTGGCATGAAATCACCTCCTGTAAAAAAAAGAAGCCGTTTTGCACGTTTGGCGAATTGTTTTTCGGTTGCAGGGCGCCATCACCTGGCTCCCTGCTTTTTTCTTTGTTTTCCATTTTTCGCGCGGCGCTCCCACCTCGGCGGCACATATGCCACTGACCGCGCACCCGCCAGCCCGGAAGGAGTACCGGGCGGCACCCACAAAATGGATTTCAAAATTTACAGCCCGCTGATGATCTCCCGCTCTCTGTCGCTCAGCTCCCAGACGGTCACCTCTCGCGCGGCCTTAAGCTCTGCGGCCTTAAGCTCTGCGGCCTTAAGCTCTGCGGCCTTAAGCTCTGCGGCCTTAAGCTCTGCCGCCTTAAGCTCTGCGGCCTTGGCGTAACCTATCAGGTATCCGCCGCCAAAGATCGCCTTTCTGGCGGCGCGCTGGCTGTCAAGCGCCCGCGTAAAGCTGCACTCGTCGCGGCTCAGACTAAAATCCACGCAAGCGATACAGCTGAGCAGCGCGGCGCTGATCGCGTTATCCGGGTATCGGTACAGCGGCACGGTCTTAGCCGTCTCTTTGCG